ATAAGTAGTCACACCATTGGTTCCGGCAGGGCCTTGTATACCTTGATTACCCGTAGCTCCCGTTGCACCATCGGCACCCTTGATTAGTGACCACGAGTAATCACCCGGGGTGGTTGATTCGGTGGCCGTGGACTTGTTATAGGCCAGTCCAATGTAGAGCTTGCCCGTTGGGTCATCAGACAGACCTGCACCGGCAACTGTGTCAGCGTACTTTATCCAAGTATAGAGAGTTGCACCCGTTGCGCCCGCTATGCAAGTACCATTTTCTGATGGAGTATAACTGGTAGTTCCATCCGTGAGGATTACCTTAGTTCGACTCCACATAAACTTTCCTTCACTCCAAACGGGGGCCAAGGTCGACCATTCTCCGCCTGAAAGTGCAGTTTTTGAAATTGACAGATAAAATTCAACATCAGCAGTTGCTACGGTTTTGTCAACGACCTCTTCAATGTTTTTTCCAGAAGATTGAAACTTAAAATTCCCTTGTATGACGCCATTAAGAAGATCAATAAACGTATTCCCGTCCGCAGATATAAATTTGTTTGCTCTAACTCGTCCTGGTGTTATTTCGCTGTATCCGTAGAAAGGAACAAGGTCGCCCCTGGTACCGTCTATCTCGCTGTTTAGAATGCCTACAAGCAAGTAGTAATACCCTGCAACTGATTCAATACCTTTTGCTGTTTCTGATAATTCATAGGTTCCGGTACGCACCGTTTTTGAAACCTTTGCATAGAAATAATATTTCTTGCTACCATCATCCAAGACTGGCGAAACATAGGCCGACATGTCCCAAAACTTGTACTCAGATACCGAGTGAGTTGGGGATATCGTTGTAATGCCAAGCGTCATGTGTTGAATGATGCCGGCAGGGATACTGAGTTGCTTGGTTGACTCAGAGTAAGCGATGAAGTCATCTACTTGTACCGGGTTGGTCTTGTTATTGACATAATAGAACTGCAACGACTCATCACCCAGGAGAATGGCCATTGTCTGAACGGCCACCGGATTGATGGCGCTCCCAAAACCCGCAAAGGCTTCGGAGAGCATTTCTATTGTCTGTTGTGATGCCTTAAGTCCCCGTTTGGCATATTTAGCGACGGCCTTTGTCAGACGCTCAATTGTCTGTTCTTGCGTCGTGACCGAATTAATGACGGACGAAAACGATTTTGCCGAGACATTGTTGGCAATCTCAATAACCGGTGACTTAGGCTTGTTTACATAATCCTTGACGCTGATGATGCGTATGGCCACCGGCGTGGTCAGGAACTGATCATCATGAAACAGCACGAAGTACCCCACATTCAAAAACCCACCAATGGCAAGCCAGTTGCGTTTGGCGTATAGCTCGTCGAGTGTCCACTTATAGGTGAACTGTGGGAGTAGGCGCGAGTCAAGGTACTCAACGGATTTATTCAGAGCTTTTGTTTCAGCCTGTGAGACGTAAGAAGTAGGCAAGGTGATATGAAACACCGCGTATTGATCACCCACGCCAGGTACCAATGGCGCCTGTGGAAAATTGACTCCGTTATCCGTTGTTGGCACAATAGCAAAGCGACGCAGCGCGTGATCGTAGGCAACGTCAAACTCTTTTCCGGACAGATCACCCGTCTGAAAGATGATGGTCATTGTCTCACCTGGCATCACAACTTGTGAAAAGTCGAGCCCAGACGGGATGGAACTATCAATGATGTCATATAGACTTTTTGTGTCGTCAACTGCAACCACACCGCTTACGGTTCCTGTCCAGGAAGGCTTAATCTCGCTTACATCAAGAGAGTCATCAACCACATCACCCGTTCGGTCAAGACGCTCAACGTACGAGCCCGAAGCATCGGTGATGTAAGTTTTCCCATTGTAAGCAATCTCGGTTGAACGGGGTAATAGTAGTGTTGTATTGCCATATACACCGGCATTTATATTTTCGGATCCACCCTGAATGTAAACCCTATTGATGACCTTTGAATCATCATACTGTGTGCGCTGAAGACCTGACAAGATACCGTTATCGTAACCGTACGAAAGGTCGATAGGTGATTCTTTTAGTTTTTCGATCGGTCCAATAGATAGGGTCTTGTTCTCAAAATCGTACTCAGTCTTGAAGGCATCAATGATCTTTGTGAGTGCTGCGTCACAATACTCGTGGTTAAAGTCAAGGGTAACGGGTTCGGCCGTGATGCATTCGCCCAATGTCCACCCTTTATCCGCATCATTGAGGTTGAGATTATTTACAATCAACCGGCCAAACTCCTCGGGTGTGGCTGTCAGGGAAAACTTCAACCGATACGGTCCCTCTGGAGTTGTACCGTTCATGGTAAAGAACTTGAACTTAACCGTTGATGCCTTTCGATAGGCACCATACATAACGAGGGTATAGTCGTATGACCTCGAGTGTATCTTGGTGAAGTTTTCCGGATTAAAAAGGTAGTATTTCTCAGCACGAAACTCGCACCAACTTCCAAGTGGCAGCTCTACGAACTCGGATGAAGAGAAATACAAAGTCAAAACATTTTCCCCCATGATCTCTTTAAGCCTGTAACTCTTGTCGTCTACAGGGATATCAAGGAGTAGTGCGTTATTCTTGTTGTAGAGCTGCATAAACGGTACTTAAATGGCAATTAAATGGTTTTAAAAACAAGCGAAAAGGATACGTGAATACCGCTACTAAAAGCCTTGTATTTCTTAAAATCGGTCATCTGTGAGTAGTAGGCTATAAGCGTCCTACTGCCCGCATAACCTATCGTTACAGCACCGGCCGTTGCCTGATTAAACAGAGCGCTGTAATTGTCATAGAATACTTCGCGCGATGGCGCCATCATTGTACAATCGATTGTGATCTCACGACTTTTCTTTTTGGGTGCAAAAGCGGTATCGACGAGCAACCCCGTGCGCCGCTCACTGGTAAATGAAATGCCGCTCTTGACTGAGGCACCACGTAAGGCCGTATCATAAAAGCGTGATACGACAAGACCGAAAGCTGACAGATCATGGCCGTTTAGTGTAATGTGCGATAGAGTGGCTCTTGGGTTTGTAGGCAGCATTTCAGCACCAATGAGCTGTAACGGCTCATCCATCGAATAATCAAGCGTGATGAAGCCGCATTTGCGCCCCTGTGATAGGATGCCGTGGCGGTGCTCATACTGTGAATTTCCAAGGTACCTAAGCGTAAAAGTTTTGTCCAGGTCACGCAAGTACATTTGTCTAAGACCTGACATCTCGTGCATGGCTATAAAAGTATCCAGGCGTTGCAGGTAGGCGCTGCCGTCATCAGCTTTTAGGTAGTAGCTCATCGTTACTTTCTTATCATTGAAGAAAGCCTCCGAGAGGTCAACATCCAACCCGTCACGCTCAAACCAGTCCACTTGTGGTGGATCCTTGCGTGCAGGAAAGCTAAGCAAGTCTAGATCAGACTCACGAAGGACCATCGCCCCTATGGATGCAATGTCTACAGTGTCAATTATGCAGCTTCCTATACTCATTATTTTACTTTTAATCCGCGAATTTTCATATCTTCAAATGAAGCGTTTAGCCCGTCAAGCTTGGCGGCCATATCCTCAAGGTAGCGGCAGTATTCAGTGTTTTCGGCTATCCGAACAAACAAGGCAAAGGCTGCTTGTTGTATTTCAAGCTCTTCGCGTTGCATGTTGCGGATATCGGCCACGGCTGTGCGTAGGGCAAGAGCATTACCCGTCAACTCAGTGATTGACTCCTGTGATGCCGAAGAGTAGGCGCCTGCTGTACCGGTGCGTGTGGCCGTTGTTGCTGCAAAAAAATCCCATCCTTGTTGCTTACCTGCATCTTTGGCATCACCCATCATCTGGTTGTACAGGTCAAGGCGACCACGATAGATTTTGTCAAACCACATCATATCGTCGACAATGGACTGGTCACCACCAACGCCGAAACTAGCTTTAAAGCGCTCACCAAGACTGTCGAAGATGTCTCCAAAGGCAGCCACAAAAACCAGTTGGGCGATGATATCCTCAATCGTGGATGTTATCTTATCGTGAAAGCTGTCGACAGCATCGTAGATATTGCCGTTTCTAAAGGCTTCAACGAGCGAGTCGGATAGCTGCTTACCAATGTCACCTGAAAGAGCCGTGAGGGTCTCTTCCATCTGCTTTTGTGCTTCAAGGGCAGCCGATTGTATCTCTTTCCAATTGTCAACGAGCTTTCTTGTTGATTCGTCAAGTTTTGAGTAGTCGTCAACGATTTTTGGATTGAGGGCGTAAGTCTTTTCGTCAAATATCTGTCCGTACTTTTTGGACAGTGATTCAAAAACAGGTACCGTTTTCTTTGTCAATGCACCAACACCGGCGCCAATCAGACCACCTATCAGACCACCAACGAGTGTACCAACAACAGGTATCACAGACCCTACGGCGGCTCCCACGGCAGCACCGGCACCGGCGCCGGTGGCAATATTTTTGCCCGATACCACCTTGGTAGTACCTACTTGTACCTGACCACCTTCAAGACCCACGGCAGCCTCATTGAGCAATCCCATGGCCGTGGTGTATTGCTTCATTGAGGCAACAGCCTTGGCGTATGGATTCTCAACGTCGAACATATTACGCTGCTGGTAGGCCTCGCTAGCGATCTTAGCCATGCGCGCTGCATGCTCGGACTCATAGATGGCATCGGTCCACTTGTCCTGTTCCTCTTTGTTGGCCGCCGTCTGATCGGCAATCATGGAATAGAGCGTTGACATACCACTGATACCGGCATTGATCACATCGATGGTCGTAGCATCTTTCTTAAACGATGTAAGGATATCATCAGCGCTCGAAGCAACACCCGACAGCATACCACCAATCTCACCGATCGTGCCACCTGACTTGGAAAGTGATTGACCAAGTTTTGATATGGATTGAGCCAGGGAAGCAATTTCCTCGAGCTTGCTTGTCTGAAGATCATCGAGTGTAGTGTTAAATTCCTCCAGTGCTATCTCGGCTAACTTAATATCTTGTTTCAATTCCGGGGTGGGCGTGGCTGCATATTCTTGTCGAAGCGACTCAACGCGCTTAGCTGCAGCATCGCGCTGGATCGTTACAAGATCAGCCTGGCGGTCGGCAGCAAAAAAGTATTTCTTGTCTGTGAGTTCCATCTCACGACGGGCGACCTCTTCCTCAAAATCAATAGTTTTTAGGCGTTGATCACGACGTGAACGCTCGACCTCTTTCGTGCGTGATAGACCCAGACGATTGAGCTGATCCTCTGTTGCCCCTTCCTCAGTTGCCTTAAGGATGATATCGTCGTAATAGGCATTGATGGCGTCGATATTCTTATCCAGTTCCCCTTTGAATGCCGCATCCACATTGCGCATGATATCGGTCAACGCCCTATCGGCCGCCTCATTGATGGTGGTTGTTTTGGCTGTGTATTGCTCTAATGAAGCATCACCAAGTTCTTTATTTTTTGTGCGCTGCTCGGTAGCCGGCTTTCCGGTTGTCTTTTCAAGATCGGCAATAGAAAGTAGGTCTTTTTCAAGTTGGTTCTTTTGTTTCTCAAAATCAGCTTTGGCATCAGCAAGTCGGTTGGCGCGTCCTGTCTTGACGGCAGCGGCGCTCGCGGCCTCAATCTTTGAATCATAATCAATCGACATTTTGGAGAGTGTCTCCTGGGCCTTTGCTTGCTTTTCTGCCAACGTCTCCTCAGATTTGGTAGTTCCTTTGATGTCAAAGGTTTTTAGTTTTGATGTGGCTTGGTTATATTCATCAACAGCCTTTTTCCAAGCTCTTGATCCCTTCTGAGTGTCCGTCATCGCATCAATGCTTGCCTGAGCATTCTTTTGTACCTGTAACCAATAGGCCTTCGTCCCTTTGACAATTGTTTCTGTTCCATCTTGCTGTGAATTGTCCAGCACTTTGTTCCATTTATCTATTTCCGATTGTAGGGTTTCTCGCTGATTGGACAATACCGTGTATGCAAACATTCGCTCTTTAGATAGCATGCCCATATCACCCATTACCAACAGTTCCTGATCATCCTTATTGAGCGAATCAATCCAGTCAGTCATCTTCTGTTCAGCCTTGACGGCATTATCAGCCGCAATCTTTGCCCTGGCCGCTGATTTAATCTTCTGTATGTAACGATCGAGTGCTCCAGTATTATCCTCAATGAGATGCCCCTCAGAGTTGAGCATTGCGTTGTATCCCGGCATGATACCCTTTAGCTCAAGCAAGGCATCTCTGCGATCAACAGATTGTGCGTTTGAGTCTTTGAGCACACGCTCAAGAGACTGCACATGCGTAACCTGTTCTTGAATGTTCTTTTGAGCTTCAGATGACACCTTTGTTTGCATGTCCTGCAACGCTGTTGCCTCTTTCTGCTTTTTGTTCCACTCTGAATAAGCCATCACCGCCAGTCCAACGGCGGCAATAATAGCCCCGATACCCGAAGCAATCAATGTCTTTGATAATACGGTAGAGATACCCAGTTGAGTGTTTAGGTAGGTTACTGCAGAGGAATAGGCCGCCGTTGCCTTTGCAACAATCTGTGTCTGGAAAGCGCCTTGTCTATTGACCAGATTATTCGCCTCCTGTAAACCAATTGTGATGGCAATCATCGACTGAAGACGAGCCTGTATCTTATCCATCTCCTCGGATTTCCCGTTGATGAGTCCCATCACACCAACTCCGGCAGTCAAGGCCCCTGAAAGTCCTGTTACACCCTGTACAAGTCCCTGAACCTTGCTATTATCTTGTCCGCCGAACTTTACGGCGGCAGACTCAGCGGCAAGCCTTTTATACAAATCTTCAAGTTTCCGATATTCATCCGTATTTCCCTTTCCTTCAAGACGTAGCTTGATCATCTTATCACGAAGGCCTTCCATCTGTTCGGTCAGGCGGCGTGAGGATATCTGTAGCTCATCCTGCTTAATTTTCATTCGGTCAAGATCAACCACAGCACCCGCATATTGCTTTCGAGCGACTTCTATCTCCTGACCCAATGCATTTTTCTGTTTACCGGGAGCCATGTCCTTGTACGCATTCTCCATCGAGGTAATGTCGGTCTTAAGGTTTCTAACCTCATCTGCCTGTTGCTTGACGGCTTTACGAGCCTGGTCATACTGATCTTTAGTAGTCATTCCAAGCCCGGATAACTGAGCGAATGTTTCTTGAGCTTGCTCACCGGTGGCGCCAAGTGCATCAGAGAGGACCCTTTGGTCTTCTTTCATTGATTCCATGGCAGGTGAACCACCACGGCCGGCATCATTCATTTTCTTGATGGCCACCTCGACTGTTTGGTATTGTTGAACCATCGAACCAACTACGGCATTGATTTTTTCGACATCCACACGCATGGCTACCAACTCACCACGCGTCTCATCGATCATCTGACGCAGGTTTCCGATGCGCTGCATGGTGGCATCCACTTGCGTGGCATCGATGGAGGAGACCGTATTTTTACCCGATGTGCGCTTTTCGAGATCATCAAGTGACTTATTGAGTTTAGCTAGCACCGTAAGTTGACGCTGAACCTGAGCCTCGAGTTCACGCGTAGCTTTGCTCGATGCATCACCGATGCCACTTACGCCCTTGGAAGCCTTGTCGGCCTCCTCACTGACGTTCTGACGCAAATTGATATCTATCTCAACGGGTTCCATTTTATCTTCCTAGTATTTTTCTTACTTCATCTGCCGTTTCGCATACAGGTACACGGCGTCCTTTTACGTGTTTGGGTGCATCAGCGGACTCCATCAGTATGTTTAGCCATGAGGTGTCCCATAGGATTTGCTTGTGGGTGTATCCCCGCTTTTCTTTTATCTGTCCAATAATTCCCCAAGGGCTATGAAGGCCATCCATGTAGCCTTTTAACTCCCCTGATCCGCTTGCCCCAGTGTCCTCGGACTGACCATCATCTGCGTCATCACCGAGAAGTATCTGGTAATAGTCAAAAAAAGCCGCTTCTGATTGCGAGACTCTATGTGCAGGAATATCTGCAGTATCACATCTACGGGCAGCTGTAGGATCATAGCGGTCAGTGGTCGTCTTAAAAGACGTATGTGCCATCTTGAGTTGGCCACCGCAACGGCTATACATTCAGCTATGGGGCGTATGCTTTCACTAAGGAATGCGCGATCATCCAACATGATGGCATCCTCGAGCTTGTTCTCGATGACGATTCTGGATATCTCCAGTATGGTGCCTGCGCGTAATGGCTTGATGGTGATCCGGTGTAGACCAAGCAGCCTGTAACGCACAGGGGCGTGAGGAATGTTGTACCGCACGCCCCTGTCTAGGATGGCATCAGTCGCCAATAAACGAGGGTCCTCCATCTTACCAGACTAGGTCGCAATCCCACGTTGGAGACGCTTGCAGGCAGCGGAATTTGAAGGGGTTCTTTTGTACGCCGTCCACACCCATTCCGATGGAGGTGTTCACGTACCCCTTTGCATTGGGAACGATAATCTCACTGTCGTCACGAAGGGTGAACTTAATGGCTTTGTGCAATAGCAGCTTGCGCGCTGAGCGGTGGAACTTGATATCGTCACCGGTAACGGCTGTGGCTCCACCAACAAGGTCTACCAATTCGGCACGTGTGGATTTGATGAATGAGCCTTTTGCAGAGAGACCCTTGCCGGTGATATCGAAATCCTCGGCCGTGTCATTTTCGTTTGAGAAGACTTCTTTTTCGTCCGGATCATCCTCGACAATCGAAAGCTCGTCGTCGCGTAAGGTGAGCGGTTGTGGTGCCCATGTGGCGGTAGCAAGACCGGCGGCACTGGTGATAGGATCCGCAAAGGCAATTGACTTGATGCGGACTTTGGTAAGGATGTTTTCAGCCATTTTATTGGGGTTTAAATAGTGTTATAATGCGTTTTAAATAGGTAATAAATGGTGTACGATAAAGAATCAACAGGCCAACTAAAACAAGAATGATCAAAATGATAAGCGTGGGACCAGCCGAAGGTGGCTTTTTTACAATCTTGCTCTTTGTGGTCTCTTTTCTTGTCACCTGTAAAGCTGAGGAGCTGGATGCGGATTTACTTATGGTCTGTTTTAGATCATCAACTCTTAAGGATACGGCTCCCACATTGATTGCCTTTACTTTTATCTTTTCGGTTTGTAAGATCCTTACCGGGTACTGACGACCAGTCGAGTCGGGAACAGATAGGGTGACATCAAGCGATTGAATAATTTCAGCCTCGTTAGATGTCGAGTCACGCACGGTGGTCATCTCTTTGTGCTGTGTGCTGACGTCTTTAGAGATGGAATCGGTGTTGGTTACAAGAGCAGCTTGTACATCTGTGTGAGTCTTGATGTTTTGCTTTGTAGTTCCACATGAGAACAGCAAGATGCTAAGCGTCAGAATGAAGATCAGCCTTAATCTGAGCAACGATTTTTTCATAATTATCTGCATTGATTTTATCGAGTGATTTGACCATTTTAGTATTTATCGTTACCAGGCGTTTTACTTCACCTCTAAGCTCCTCAGTGATTTGCGTGAGTTGTGAGAACTGCTCATCCGTTTTTTTCCATTTGAGTTCATAGGCTTCTGCCTGCTCGCGCCACATGCGTGCGATCTTCTCCACGTTGTCAATCTCCGAGCTCTCGGCTTGCTTCTCGACGACATCGGCCTGCGCCGTAGCCTGTAAGGCTTCACCCCGGCTCTTGAGCTTGTATGATCGAAGGGTCATGAACGTGAGGATCAGGCCACCACCAAAGAGCAGGTTAAGAATTAGGCTAAGCATCTGAAACCACAGAGGAACAGCCTGGGATAAGTATTCGCCTTCCATTGTCAGAGTCCAATTAAGCGAAGCCAACCTGCCACATCAAATGAGGGACAAGCCTTTGCGGAAAAGGCGTTATGTCCGACAATCTTGACGCGTGGGAACCTCCTGTTAAAGTCCTTAATGAATGTCTGCATAGCGGCAAGCTGTTGGGCAGTGCGCGTATCCTTTGGGTATGTGTTGGTAGAGTCCATACCGCCCACATACACAATATGCCGGCAAATGGAGTTCTTTCCTTCTACACCGTTGGTTATTTCCCAGGGATCAACCGTATCATCATCATTGTTACGTACCAGACGTTCAATGCGCCCATCAAGGTGGATCATATCCGTATATCCAACCTGCTTCCATCCACGACCCGTTGGTGGTGGCGAGGTGTGCCAGCGGCGAATGTCGGCCGATGTGACAGCCATTCCTTCAGGGGTAGCTGTGCAATGGATCACAAGATATTGAAGCTTAGCCATGTCGATTGTTGTTGATACAGGACGCCTTAGCCGAGGCCTTAGCATCCTGTTGATGGTTGTTTTGAGGTTATGCTCCGGCAGCACGCGTGATCAACACTTCGTACGTTGCGGTGGCAAGGCCATCAGCAGAGGTCACCTTCACACTGATGATGTTCTCACCAACGGCCAGGTTCTTGGCTGCAGAGGCAACACCAGTGGTCAGGGTCGTTGAACCTAGCTTGATGACCTGACCGGTCTCACCACGTGTGGCGGTTACAGTCGTGGTGGCAACGGTGTTGGCCACTGCGATTGTATAAGACAATGTCTCGGCATCGAATTCAGGGGTGAGATCACCAGCGCTCAACACCAGGTTGGCAAGGTCGGTTGACCCGGCAGCTACGGCAGCCTCACGGCCGTCATACAGGACGATGTCTTCACCAAATACAATGTTGGTATCGGCTTTCATAAGCATCTTGAAAAAATACTTTTCGCCGGCATTGGTGAGCTTGTCAATCTGGATTGCTTCAGCATCATCGGCAAAACCTACGCCTGCCCAGAAGTTGGATTCGATACCCGTCGAGGTGACAGCGGCAACAATGACATCCTTGGGCCAGTCAGCCAACTGAACAATCTGAATGCCTTTGAAGCGTTCCGGGTTCATGTTGGTATAGTCGGCACCCTTGGTGGGCTTGTCGGTGAGCTCATACTCGTAGCTCTCGGCATCCTCCATGGACATGAACAACTTCAGGTTCGGGTTTTTCTTGATGGCCTTGGGGATGCGGGCACGGATAAGCTTCAACTTGGCGATGATATTGGCCTGTGTCAGGCCTGCAGGTGAAGGCACTTCAACCACATTGTTATCAGCGGAGATACGGGTCAGGATACCATCGAAGTACTGACCTTCAACAGAACCTTTTACGCCGTTGACAAAGTGACCGCCCAGCTCGAAGTCAACTACCTTGGCAAGTTCAGCCAACAATTGGTTTTGAACATTAGCAGGAAGTTCAGCAAAGACCAGATTTCCGGTCGGTTGGAACGGACGCCAGATGGTTTCAAACACGCGAGGGTTGAAGGTCGTGAAGGCCATCAGGTCTTGCGGTTCGAGGTATTTCTCGTCAATCGCAAAATCGCCCTTGGAGTCGGCCTCTACGGGCTGTTCCTTGCGCTTTTGGAGCATCATACCCGCTTTCAGGCGCGGGATGGCGAACTTCTTAGTGATGTTGGGTTGCACATGGATGTGCCCGCCGGATACAATTTCGTTGCCGGTGGTGGCGCGTACGAGCAGCTGCTCGAGTACTTCGCCTGCGTAAGCGGATGTGACAGTAATTGCCATGTTTTTTAGTGTGTTATGGGTTGTACTTTGGGTTTGTTTGGGTAAGCGTTCAGCGTTGTGGCTGCTTACTTTTTCTTGTTGGCTTTTTCAATTTCCTGTTGGCGTTTTTCCCAGGCGTTGCCGGTTGATTCGTCTTTTAGCTCAACGACCTGTTTGCCTTTCAAGGGAAGGGCGGCAAGGGCATCCTTGGTGCCTTCATGATCACCATCGAAACACTTGAGCCAGAAAGCCCTTACGGTCTGGTCTTTGGTTTCAGACAGGCGACCATCTTTCAGAGCAGCATCGATCAGGGTTGTGGCCTCTGTGGTGCGGGCATCCTTATCCTTGAGCTCAATGGCGTCAAGGCGTACTTTTAGGGCGGTCTTTTCGTCCTTTTCTTTTTGCAGATCGGATCGAAGAGTGACGTTTTCGTCAACAAGGGGCTGAACTGCGTTCACAAAATCCTGCTCACCGGCACCATCGGCCAGCTTTAGCAATTTTTCAAGTTCTTTCATGTTTGTATCTATTGATTGAGTAATTTGTTTGAGGGGAATGTTTGTCTGATCATCGGATAAAAAAATCAGTTTATCACCTTTATCATAAAGAGCCAAAGCGTTCTCGTTGGCTCCAAGATCAACGATGGAGGCCTCTTTCATCTTCCATTTTAAAACAGTCTCGTAGCGCTGTCCGGGCTTGATGAATTTAGTCTCTGAGCTCGTAGTAATAGGACGAGCACCGGCAGAAGCCATTCGCAGTGTTCCGGACTCAACCTTAGCTGCAATCTTCTGTGAAAATTCATCCGCATCAAAAACGGCATCGGCAAGTATCTGTGTGCCTTCAACGCGTATGTTCTCCCAGTGTCCGATCGGAAGGATCGTATCTTCTGTATCACGCCATGGACGGTTATGGTTGAAAAGCATAATCGGGTTCTTGCGGAACTGTGTCAGGTCGGCGCCTGAGGTCAACATCCAGAATCCGTATTCATTGATGCTCTCGTCGTGGAGTATGAAGGTCTTAGCCATTTTTGTGGGTTGTTTTGCTGCAAAGGAAATCGTGAAACAAGCCTCACACAAATAACCTTACAAGGCTTAAAAAGAATGCTTTAAGGGTTAAAAGATTCTTTGTTGAGCTGATTCTTGCAGGGTAGCTTCGCAAGAAAAAAGGGGATGGCCGATCTTACCATACAGCAAAAAAAGGACTGGGCCAAGCTGCTATACACTAGAGAGCAGCTCCAGCAAAAAGAGATATCCGAACGTGTCGGTGTATCCTCACAAACGATGTGTAAGTGGGTCAAGGATGGCCATTGGGATGAACTCAAGGTATCAATCACCATCACAAAGGATGAGCAGATAAAATGCCTATACCGGCAGCTATCGGAGATCAACCAAGCTATCACCATGCGCGAGCAGGGCAAACGCTTTGCCACGCCCCCGGAATCGGACACCATCTCCAAACTAGCCGGCGCCATCAATAAGATGGAGTCGGACATAGGACTGGCTGACATCATCAGTACCGTACGCCGCTTTCTGGACTGGTTGCGTACGAGCGATCTAAAGCAGGCACAGAGCCTGACCCCCCTTTTTGATGCTTTCATAAAGGAGATGATACGATGAGCAAGCGACTCAAAATATCGGATCGTGACGCTGTCAGGGCATGGGATGAATACAAAAAGTCCATCATGGACTCTACGCCCGTTGACCTTAACGAGACGGCAGCCGAAAAGATCAAGCGCATCAAGGCTCTCGAGGCTGATGATGAAGCTTGGTTTAAATACTATTTCCCTCGGTACTATAAATCAGATCCGGCACCCTTTCAAAAGAAAAGTACGCGCATCGTAATGGACAACCCCCGTCTGTATTATGTGCGGGCCTGGTCGCGTGAACTGGCTAAGACAACTCGTACTATGTTCGAGAATGTGAAGCTGGCCATGATGGGTGAGATACGCAACACGTTGCTCATCTCCAACTCAGAGGATAATGCCAAACGACTGCTTAAACCTATCAAGATTAACCTTGAGAGCAATCAACGTCTGATCAACGACTATGGAGAGATGGTCAAGCTTGGATCATGGGAGGATGGTGAGATTACCACTAAGACCGGCTGCGCGTGGCGCGCGCTTGGAGCGGGTCAGTCACCACGTGGTACGCGAAACGAGGAGTTACGCGTCGACTTTCTCTGGTTTGATGACCTGGACACTGACGAGGAGACGCGTAACCCGGAGCGCATAAAGCAAAAATGGAACTGGATAGAGCAGGCCGTTTTTCCTACCGTATCAGTATCGGGTAACTATCGAAGAGTCTTCTGCGGAAACATCATCGCCAAGGACTGTTGCATCACACGAGCCATCAAGATGGCCAGTTATGTGGATATTGTCAATATCCGTGATAAGAATGGATGTTCCACATGGCCACAAAAGAATAGTGAGAAGGATATCGACGACATCCTTTCCAATCAGTCCACAGCCTCTATACAAAAGGAATATTATAATAATCCTGTCTCTGAAGGTGACACGTTCAAAGATATTACTTGGGGCAAAGTTCCGCCACTCGAACGGTTCCCGTTCTTGATCAACTACTCCGACCCGGCGCCATCGAACAATACCAAGGCCAAAGCAAACAGCTTTAAGGCCAATTTTCTTGTTGGAATCCTAGACCAAACGCTGTATGTGATCACCGGGTACCTGGATCATGTCACCAACGCCGAGTTCGTGGACTGGTATTACTACGTCCACGATTTTGTTGGACAAAAAAACCAGGTGTACTGTTACATCGAAAACAACAAACTACAGGATCCCTTTTATGACCAGGTGTTCAAGCCTCTGTTTGTTGCAGCGCGTAACAAGTTCAACAAGAACGTCAATATCTCACCCGATACCAGGCACAAGCCTGACAAGTTTGCACGCATAGAGGGCAACCTCGAACCCCTGAACAAGCAGGGACGGCTCGTACTGAACATCGCTCAGAAGGATAACCCTCACATGCAGCGCCTTGAGGAACAGTTCAAGCTCATCAGCCCCACGCTGCCCGCTCCGGCCGACGGCGTGGACTGCGTAGAGGGTGGTTACTTCATTGCAAACGAGAAGATGGCCACCCTAGGCGTTGATTCAATAAAGACTTTTACCAAACACCACAACTCTAAACGCATGTAGTCATGTTTGTCACACCTGAAGAAATAAATACACACCTCTACGAGGAGACCCTGACAGCCATCAGTGGCGACGATGAGACTATGCTCGCTGCAGCACTCACGGGCGCACAGGCAGAAGCAAAAGGCTATCTAAGTGCTTTTGATACGGATGCCATCTTTGCAGCAACTAATGATGATCGCGACCCATTGCTGCTAATCTGGGTCAAGGATATTGCCGTGTTTCATTACATCAACATTGCCAACCCGGCCGTGAACTACGAAGCGCGTGAGAGGCGATATAACGCCGCCATCGCTTGGCTCAAGGGTGTACAGAAAGGCAGCATCGTTCCTGATCTACCAACTAAGAAGACCCCAGAGGGAGATAATGAGAATGCAACCCAATTTCGCTTCGGCAGTAACCCTAAAAGAAGCAACCACATATGAAAAAGAAAGATACTCCTGTAGCTACTCTTGAGAGCCCTAAGGCCTCCGCCATCATACAGACACTCGTTGTCCGTCCAAGCAAAATTGAGACCTATGACGTGAGCGCTTGGAAGACGGCCGTCAACGGTTTTAAGAACGGGAACAGGACAAAATACTATGATCTGGCCGAAAATATCGCATCAGACACGTATGTTTCTGATGCCATCGACAAGCGCGTGAGAGCTATCACAAACGCAGAGATCACCTTTCAGGTTGATGGTAAGAATGTCGAAGCCATTGACGATCTGATTGACACTCCGGAGTTCGAGGAATTGATACGTGAGATCATCCTTTCACAAGCCTACGGCAAGTCAGTCATTGAAACCGCCTTCGTGCCTGAGTTCAGTGTTTTCTCATACCCACGCAAGCACATACGCATTGCACACATCGACCGTCCCCTCTCTGAACGACGCAAATACATCGTATCAAAAGAGTCAGACCAGGTGGGTTATGAATATGCCGAAGACCCGTTCATTATCGAGGTCGGTAAGGATGATGATCTTGGGTTTATCTTCCGTGTTGCACCATACGTGATATACAAGCGTGGAGGGTTCGGAGACTGGGCACAGTTCGCAGAGATCTTTGGAATGCCATTTGTCACAGGAAAGTATGACTCATACGACACCAAAACGCGCGATCTACTCTTCGAGGCCTTAAGCAACATCGGATCTAACCCCATTGCGGCCATCCCAAAGGAGGCAGATATAGAAATCAAAGAGAATAAGTCATCGGGTAGCACTGACCTGTACGATACTCTTCGCAAAGCCTGCAACGAGGAGATCCTCGTTGGTATCCTGGGTAATTCGATGACGACCGTCAACGGATCCTCGAAGTCACAAGGTGAAGTACACCTCGACCAACAACAGGAGATACATAAGTCCGACCGCCGTCTTGTTCAGCGTGTCCTTAACCGTAAGCTGGTACCGCTACTCATCCAGCGCGGGTACCCGGTAGTAGCCGGGGCATCGATAGGGTATTTCGGCTTTCCGGATGCCAAGGAAAATATGACTACCAAACAGCGGGTTGAGCTTGGCATCATGCTTAAGAAAAATGACATCGCGGTATCTGATGACTATTTCTACGAGGTGACCGGTATCCCAAAGGCAGAGAGCAAGGACCCGGAACCCAAAGACCCTGATCAAAAAAAGCCCGATAAAAAAGAGCCTCAGAAAACCGAAACAAAGAAGGAAGAGGAAACTGATAACCTCAACGATCGAAACTTCTTTATTAAGCTGCTTGATTATTTTTTCGTGGACGCCCCGACACTAAGGAGCGGGGCATCACGAAATTACAAAGGGATATTGAGGAGCAATACAACGATCACACTTGCCGATGATTACTCCATCGACATCAATGCTCTTATAAAGCGTGCAATAAAGGAGATCTACGCCTCCAAAGGCGCGGAACTTATCAACGAAAACCTGTTCAAAGCCACAAATACGCCACTGCAACACGCTGTTGATACCGGTCTATCTGAGGTGAAGGGCGATCACGCTGACTTTGTCAAACAGTTCAAGACCAATACGGCCATCTTTTCTGCGTTCAAGAACCATCAGCAGACTGCCGAGATGGCTGCTCTGATGATTGATGAGAACGGAAAGTTGCGTACCTTCTCTAAGTTCCGACGGATGGCCGAGCAGCTGTCAGCCAAGTATAACGTGGAATGGTTACAGACAGAGTACAATACAGCCATTAGCGCTGCCCGTACGGCCGCTAACCTACTCAAATTCCAACAGACCAAACACCTATATCCCAATCTTGAGTACATACAGTCCATAGCGGCTCATCCACGCGAACTACACCTTACATGGGTGGGAACTATCCTTCCCATGGATCATGAGTGGTGGAACACTCATATGCCACCATCGGACTGGAACTGCAGCTGCTCGGTACGCCAGACGGACAAATCGCCCACGGCGGTACCCGATGGTGATGCCAAGCCGGCATTTGCCACCAACGCCCAAAAAGAGGCCTCGTTTGTCAAGCTGGATGAAACACCCTATTACCAACATACTGATGAGGGTAAGCGAAAGGATATCATCAATGCAGCAAAACAGATGATGGATGCAAGCCAGGATGTGAAGATATCACTTTACAAAGGTGGCAAGGGCGGTAAACTCGAAATAGTCAAACAGAATGGGAATGAGGCTGCAAAAAACCTTGTGACGTACAAGATTATGGCTGACAACGGCGGTAACTACACGTTGCTAGGAGAGTCTTTTATTGATGGGGTAAAGAATCCGGATGCTTACAATAACAATCTTAAGATATTCTCTGATGCAAAACATCCTGTATCCAAGACAGGTAAAAATGCAATCCAGAACAGTATTAAGAGTGCAAGCAATCAGGGCGTTGAAGAGGTTATTATAAGACTAGGAACGGATTATTCCTCGCATGATCTTTATGAGGGGTTTAAGACCTCTTTAATTGCCGGCAGAGCCATCAAACTTCAGCGCATTGTTCTTATCAGGAATGCAGGAAAGCCGATTGTCCTTGATGTTGAGAAACTACGAAAAAGGTTTATAAAATAACAAGGGAAGGTACGTTGCCGCATCTTCCCTCGTGGGGGAGCGAACCCCCTTGCGGGAATATCTCTCCAGACCACAAAGATATATATAAACGCCTTAAAAACAATGTTTAAACGCCAAATAAATGAATATAGATGAGTTTTCGGCGCAGTTCGCCCAAAAGATGGATAAAGTCAATCAGTTTGTTCAGGGTGATGACATCAAGGACATCTGTGGCGTGGAAGCTGTCAATCATTTTAAAGAATCGTTCGTCAATGAGGGATTCACCGACGAGACACTACAGAAATGGCCTGAGGTCAAACGTCGTGAATCCGGATCCACGTGGTATGGCCACTCGGGACAGACGGGTAAGTTCTCTCAAAGTAGGACAATGGCCAAGATATTGACCGGTGAGACCAAGGAGGTGCAGACGTCCATCTCGTACGTGAAGACTGCCAATGGCGCCAGGATAACGGACTCTGCACCATATGCTGCTGTTCACCAGTTTGGACTTAGTGCTAAAGTCTATGGACGTAACTCATTCACAATGCCAACGCGCAGATTCATGGGTAAATCCATGGTGCTTAAAAAGAATATTGAAGACAAGATAGTAAGCGAAATAACCAAAATACTCACACAATGAAAACGATCTATACGGCCGTCATGGCACGACTCGAAGAGCAAGCACCAAAAATCAAATGGATTGACCTGGACACAGGGCAGCTGGATAAACGCACAGACAAACCCGCCGTTGCATTTCCGTGCGCACTTGTGGGTATAGCCATCCGTCCTACACGAAACATCACGGACAAGATCCAGGACTGCGAGGCAACTATTACCGTGCGACTCGCCTTTGATAACCAGTCTGGTCGTACATCAGCTCAGGCCCCGGAGACGGGAAGAGGAAAGTCACTAGAGGTGTATGATGCTATTGCTGATGTTTACGCCGCGCTGCAAGGATGGGGTACGGCGGCCTTCGACACGCTGACACGATCAAGCCAGGGGAAAGAAAATAGCGTTAATGGATATTTTCAGTACCGTCTTGAGTTCAAAACAACTTTTGAAGACAATACGGCATAAAAAAAAAGGAATTTAGTTGGTGGGGGTAAAAGGGAACCCCCGGCCGATTAGTTTAAATAGTATCTCACCACATATTAAAACAATGCCGCAAGTGCACGACCGGGGGTAATTCCTGTTCGCACTTGCGGTTATTTTTTAATGGTGAGATATACAAAGGTACACAGAATTATCCATGACTTTATTTGAGATTTTGAAATTTAACAGGGAGCTAATAGAGCGCATAAGCAAAACAGGATACAAAAATGGTGACTACAAATATGTTGAGTTGTTTTGCGAATTTTTGAAGTTTAAGAACGAAGGACACAAAATATCCTACATCGTGTCCATGCTTTCAGACAAATATGGCGTATCAGAACGCAAGGTCTACTCAATCATCAGACGTTTTAAAACCGACTGCACAGATCATGCAGTGGGTTGATGGTCATTTATGCCGCTGGTAATTGGCTATCAGAGGATATTTGCAATAAAAAAATGCAGAAGAATTACTTGTCAGCCCCACTGCCATTCATTGGCCAAAAGAGAATGATGCTCAAGCCTTACATTGAGGCCTTAAAATCATTCGATGATAAGACCGTATTTGTCGACCTATTTGGTGGATCCGGTTTGCTATCTCACACAACAAAGAGGCTACGACCCGAATGCACGGTTGTCTATAACGATTACGACAACTACAGTGGCCGCATTGACATGATCCCACGAACGAACACACTACTCGCCGAGCTGCGCGCGTTGACAGCTGGAGAGAAAAAAGGAGAAAAGATGCCTCCTGACCTAAAAAACAAAGTGATTGAATGCATTGAAAGGCACGAAAAACATGGATCGGTTGATTATTTAACACTGTCTTCCTCGCTGGTCTTTTCTGGTAAGAACGTAACGGATTTAACAAGTCTAAAGAAGGAAACACTGTATTGTAAAGTAAGACAAACCGACTATCAGGCTAATGGATACCTTGATGGACTTACTATCGTATGCCAGGACTATAAAAGCCTGTTTGAAGAGTATAAAAATGTTCCTAGTGTCGTGTTCCTGGTTGACCCTCCATACCTGAACACAGACTGCACAACCTACAACATGAGTTGGTCGCTTGTTGATTACCTTGATGTGCTTATTGTGCTCCACAACACATCGTACGTGTATTTCACGTCGAGCAAGTCAAGCATAAAGGAGCTGTGCCAGTGGATTGAAAAGAACAGGGAGATAGGCAACCCGCTCTCAGAGGCCGCTTATTACGGCTACTCGGCACACCTGAATTACAACTCAACTTATACCGACATGATGTTATATAAGAATAGCCGCTGATGGAGCGGCTATTTCTTGATTTGTGGGTTGATTGTTCAATCAAGAACAACCCATATTAATTAAGCCTTTTTACGTGAATTCAAAAGATTTTTTTCCTCCTCCATATCTTCTGGCCACAATTATGGTCTGGAAAGGAAAATCTGTTTTATCAACTTGATCCAATGCTTTTTTTATTGGTTCAGCATTAGTAAAAAACTTACATTCATGATCATCGGTGAGTATTTTCAAAACATATCTTCCATCACCGTGTCTCGTTGTTATATTTCCCTGAAAATCAAGAACCTCAATTTCTTTATTAATAATATCTTCAATTGATATCTGAGGAACATCAAAAATGTTCTTACTCTCGATTTTTACATTCAGATCAGAAAACTTTTTCATACTTGAGTACCTTTTTCATTAAATGTCTTCCATTGCTCCCTTTTAGCCATCCATTCCATGGACTAAGTTGTTGCTTGTATTTTTTTGGATCAAGGTCAAGCTTATTGAGAGCCGCCGCTTTACGGCAGAAGTTCTTTTTAATCGATTTGCGCAGCAAGACATGAGTATGGAAGAAAACATATCCAACAACATCTATGCCCCTTGCATCGACGGGAAAAACCTGATAATTGCCCTTTATTTGTAGTTTAAGATTGTCTCGCATGTATTGCTCCATCCTATAGCGGTAATAATGCGCCTGTGGCTTGTTCTTAGCCAATATCACAATGTCATCGCAGTAACGGTAGTAGTGTTTGACTTTCATCACATCTTTCATCCAGTGGTCAAAATATGCGAAATACAGAGTGGCCATATATTGAGACAGGTAGTTGCCTATTGGCATTCCCGGGGCAGACTCAATATACATATCCAAAAAGGCCAAGACACGTGCATCCTTTATCTTTTTACGCACAATTGCTTTCATGATATCATGGTCTATTGTCGGATAAAACTTGCGCGTGTCGATTTTAAGACAATACTGTGTGTTTCTATCCCTTTTAAGACCATGCTTCAGGTCAACGGATAATCCCTTAATACCTCTTCCCTTAATGCCTGAGTATGTAAACTTGATGAACACCTTGTCCCATATTGGCTTTAGCACATTCATCACAGCATGTTGGGCAACACGATCACGAAAAGGCAAGCAATAGACCAGTCGCTCTTTTGGCTCATATACTGTTGTTAGACGGTATTCGGAAATCTTATAGGTCTGATTCATTAGGTCTTGGTAAACACATTCCAAATTGTTGTCCAAATCCTTTTCAAATTCCAAGACTCCCCAAGACTTTGACTTCTTTTTTTTGGCGTTCAGATATGCCAGGAACACATTGTCCCTGGTACACACCTGATCGTATAGATTATTGTAACGTATCATTTTTAGCCTTGCTTCTATTTGGAGCCTTCGCCGTAAGGCTACCAGCACCGTTTGAAAGTGAGTTGTTTTTTGCCATGTGGGCAGGGCCTTTGCCTATCATTTTTTGAGCATTGTGGGAGGCGTCACCCGCGTTCGCGTTCGAGCAGTTGTAGTTCGTGTCGTAGAAATCGACCGAGCCGGACGACAGCCAAGAGGCAAACAGCCTGTTTTGATTTTATTTTCTCAAAGCCGTATTGAATTCTTCAGGCCACGTGGTGGCCGCGTGTCGCGTGTCGCTCTCATCGAGGAAGGCGCGGCGGGAGGCGTCACCCGCGTACGCGAGCGAGCAGCGGCAGTGCGTGTCGCAGAAATCGACCGAGCCGGACGACAGCATCTCAAAAACTGGAAAGTGCTTTCTTTGATCATAATTGGACCAGTCAATAGGCACACCTGGCATGCTTAGTGAGTTGGCACATTTTGCCATAACCTTTGTTCGGTAATCGGCCAGCATTTCTTCATGAAATTCTTCCGGGATTTCAGTAATAGTCTTCGCATCCGGAAGACCTGTGATTTCAAAACATTCTTTGAGATCCGTGATTTCAGCAAATTTTTTCATGTTAGATATTTATTTGGTTAGAAAATCTTCAAATACGTCAGGTGCGATATTAAAGGCATGGCGTACATCGCTCTCATCGAGAAAAGCGAGGCGGGAGGCGTCACCCGCGACCGCGAACGAGCAGTCGTAGCGCGAGACGTAGAAATCGACCGAGCCGGACGACAGAAACCTAAGCCATCCAAACCATTTTTTTTGATTTGGATTTCTCCAGTCAGGCTTTTGATCAGATCCTTTTAATTTATTAGCCGATTCGGCTATGACCATTTCCTTATAAAAGGCCATAATCACGGGATGCAAATCACTTGGTATTTGATCTACTGATTCAACAACTGGCCTTTCGGCTACTTCAAAACACTCGTTGACATCTTTAATGTCAGTAAACTTTTTCTTTTTCATGTTTGGTTTGATTTTTCGGCTTTTGACCGGTTATTTATTCATGATGTTTTGGAAGACATTTTGACAGGCAGGGTTTTTGCCGAGTGTCTCGGCCGCTTTGGCGCTCACAGCGCTCAGGCGGGAGGCGTCACCCGCGTGCGCGAGCGAGCAGTGGCAGAGCGAGACGTAGAAATCGACCGAGCCGGACGACAGCAAATTGAACCATGCCTGGTATTTACGGGTAGTGGTATCAAGGTAGGACAAACGCTGTCCTTGGTTGACAGCCTCGTACATGACAATGCCGTCATACACTGACAGGATGTACTCGTGCAGGTCTTCAGGGAGTTCGCTGACGCTTGTTATGCGTGGGCGGCCTGCCTCTTGGTAGAATTCTTCGATCGATGCATCCTTGAGACGTTCAAGTACATCGGTGATGAGCGCTTTCTTACCGAAAGCGGCATCAAGTTTTGACTTGAGCGCTTCAGATGCGCTCGGGTACATTGCGATAGCTTCCTGGAGCGTGAAGTCCAGGGATTGGGATTGTGTTTCAGGTTCAGTCTTTTTCATTTTAAAAGTCATTAAATTAAAATCCTTCAATAGTTTATAATCTTTATCAATTTGCTTATACAGTTGCTTTATTTCTTTCTCAATATTCGCTTTTCTATCTGCCTCAATACGAGAAATGGTCTTGTTTACTTTTTCAAGAATGCTATTTGATACAACCAAGTTTGTTATTTTTTGAATTACGCCATCCATTTGAATGGATACTTCAATAGTCGACAATTCATTATTATCTTTTCCCATTTTAAAACATCGTTAATTGGTTCTTTTTTGCAGATTCAAGCTTGTCTAACTCCCGTTTGGCGTTAATGGCTAGGTAATTGTTGAATGTTGATTCGGAGATGTGGTATTGAGAGGCAACAAGGTTTCGATAGATCCAGACTTGTGTGGTGCCGCGCTTTTTAGCATCAAGAACCAGGTTCTGGATTTCGATTATTTTTATTAACAAATTTTTCTTGTTGTATGCCATCTCCGAAATCTTGCATATATTTGTAGACCCCCATCCACAAATACTGCCCTGATTGTCTTCGGACGTGACGGGCTTTATTTATTTATCCTCCTTATCCTTGTAATAATCGACGGTCCTACTCATTGCCAGCACCACCACATCCTTTATGTAGGAACGCTGATTTGATGATAGCGCCGATGTTTCGGAAAGAATCCTACGGAACTCATCACGCAAAGCATCAACCCTCATATAGCCTTTCTCACTCAGGTAATCGAAAGGGGTCCTTCTTAGCCGGCTGCCCGGACGGGCGCCGCTCAGAACCAGCTTTCTTTTGAGTCTGATCGACTCTATTTCCTTCGAGAGAAGTACCGCAAACTGTGAATCAACAAGCACCTGTTCAACCGTTTCAAATTTTGATGTATTCATTCAACTTACTTTTTTCAAATAGTTCTTTAATTCTCGTTTTAATAATATACGCATCGTGTTCACAGAACTGAATATCGACGTTGGCATCAATTGTGACCTTGAGAGCGCCATCATGGGTTGAAATCATCACCAGCAGCTCAAGCAACACATCCAACTCAACGGATGGATTCAGAGTAGACAGGCGGCGAATATCCAGCATGACTCAATCCTCCACAGCAGGACTTGACGACCGGATCCAGCGATAGACCTCTTCCCATCCGGGGAAACCACATGCGTTCTTATCATCGATGTAGATATCGGCATACACCTTACGTGTTGAATCACCATACATTTTTCGGTTGTCGGGGTTCTGGTCATTGACACGGTCAAAATGTATATCCTGTTCCAAGAGGAAGTTGATGGCTGTTGTCAGGTGCTCACCGTTGCGACATGTCCAAATGATGATGTAGTGACCCTCATCATGCAGTTGGTTAATGACCTTGCGCGCATAGGGGTTTACAAAACCAATCTCTGGATACTTGTCGTTTACGATGGTCCCGTCAAAGTCGATGGCAATAATCATAGTCTGTCTGCGTATTGCGCAGAATGGTGCAATACCAACGGAGAACAATTCTTTGCTATCAGGTGCAAAAACACCGATCGGCTTTTGATAACGATCGCAATGAAGGGAAACCCCTTTGATGACTGCAGACGACGAGCGTCTGCAGTCAGTACAATCAAGGCATGAATCAACGGTCTTCATCTTATAAATATTTAAGATCAGTCCAGTGAATGATCTGACCAGTTATCTTTCCCGTTTGGAACCATGTCAGGAACTCATACAGCGATGAGAAACCGTCGTTAGTGGCAAGCTGTTTGGCTTCCCTCTCGCTGAGCTTTCTGCCATCGATAGTGATCGTGTATTCAATGCCGCGAAACTCGCCACCCTTCGTGTTGATCTCGATCGATTGAACACCCTTGCACGTGGACAGGTCATCACGATCCGCGTTGAACACCTGCTGTGACTTGGTGCGCACACCAGTTGCCATCTGTATGGCCATGCTTTCTTTCCAGCGATCCCCCTCGCGTATGGAGTGGATCTTGCGCCCATCAAGGATGAGGTCAACGAAATTCGTTGCCTCACCCGTTTTTTTGTTTGTTGTTGAGAATCCCAGTACCATGGTTATTCGCTTTTAGGAATTTCAACATAAGGAAAGACATCCATGATGTCGGTTTCCTTGATCATTGCAATCACATAATCACTCATTGTGCCTTTCATGCCTTCGTTGAGCCGGCTGATTGCTTCCTCAATGTCCGATGCTTGAATCAACATAGTAGATGGTACACGCTTCTCGATTCCTTTCTCTTGATCCAAAACGATGAACATCACCTTGGCGCGGTACCAGATGTCACCAGTTGGTGAGTCAAACACTTCATAAAGGCGTGATCGGCTAACCTTGGAGACGGTTAGTTCACCGCTTGTAAATGGCTTTGTTTCTTGTAGGATGCGGGCTTCTGCTTCGGTGAAGCTCAGCGCATCAATAAGATACGTCTCTGTTGTTTTCTTTTGAAGACCATCTTCGTGAGATAGTTTTTCGTACTGAATTTTGCATTCAAACCAATTGTGCATTTGTGACATGGTGTTTTGTATTACATGCGGTTAAAACTCGGTTCAATCTTACTCCAGACGTTGTATTTCGTCTTTTCTTCAAAGTAGAAGTTGATGGCCGTACCCTCAACGATGTTGCTTTCCTTGAAAAGCTGCATGATCTCAGAGTATTCAGGGTCATTGAAGTCACTCTCCAACTCATACAGGCGCGAGATGGATTTGTAATCAAGCTCACCAGCATCGTTGCGCTGGATCATCAGCATGGCCAGCTTGTACATCGGGTCACTCACACCCTTCTCGCTGTCGGCCACCCATGCGGTGAGGAACGACACCAGGCGTTTTTCGGCCACATCAGCCCTCTCGTCGAACTTCTTTACCTTGGCTCCCTTCACGTGAACCTTGAAGTCACCATCAGAAAGAGAAAAGCCCAGCTGCTCATCACCGTTTTTGAGTTTTCCATATTCACGCATGACAGACATCCACGACTCGGTTTCACCCCTGAGCCATGCTTTAAACATGCGACCATCTTCGAGGTAACGCGTCAGGCGATCTTTGAGACGGTACATGTAGTCCATACGCAGGGATTCGTAGGCGTCCCGCCGTTTGCGATCGCCGTCTTTTTTCTCTTCCGAGAGCTTCTGTAGCAGCTCCTGCTTTTCTTGAGCCGTCAACTTACTTAAATCAATTTTCTCAATCATAATCTTGTTTTTAATAATTTATTGAATCACATGTAGATATATCTCCTGTCATCATGCATATCTGAAAAGAAATGTCCAGGTACTTTTTAACCCGTTGATCCCACTCGGGGGATAGAACCGGCGTGATGGCCAACAGCTCAACCACCATGTCAAGTTCGTAGTACAACCCTTGCAGGTCGCGCGAGAATGGTGCGTCACTCATTTAAATGCCTCCTCCATGCCTTTGTACAACCTCTCAATGTCGGCGTTGGCCTTAATCTGTGCGTTGTAGAGAGTAATAAGTTGAGCGCGGGTGATATCGTTGAAGGAGTCCGAGCGCGTGGCTTTACAGGCCATACCCTTGGCTTTGTCGAGGCGCTGTGCATCCGGGTAATTGATGCTCATAATGGTGAAATAGCCGCAAATGGCCGCTAGTACGCGCTTGCGCCATATATCCATCGATGTGTTTTGCTGCATGCTAAGCGTCTCAAGTTTCTGGCAGAGCTCAACGAGTTCCTGATCTGTAAGGTCTTTGCTCGATGATGCGCCCTTGTAGCGTGACAACATCTGCTGTTTGGTGGAATCATCAATACCGGCCTTGCGAACTAGGGTGTGGTAGCGTTTGATAAGTGTTGCATTCATGATGAAAAAGTGTTTGTTATTCCTTGATCGATTCTAAACCCCAATAGGCATCTGCCTTTTCTTTGCTTATATCTATGTACTTGCCGCCGCCATAACGTGAGACCGGTATCGCCCTGAACCCTTGAACCCGGAAGACCACCGACGCATCCCGCCATATCTTTCTTGCTGTAAGTCCGTCCGGTTTGGTACCATCTATATGGCTGATGTAGATGAATAGTTTGTTGGGGAATTCAGCCTTCAATAGTTTGTACTCAGACCACTTAAGATCCATGAACTGTACCGAGTCGATAACTACGATGTCCGCAGACTTGTGCTTCTTAAGCCGTATGGTAAGCTCGTTGACATCTTCCTTGTCAAGTAGCACGAACCGTGAACCCACATCCACCATGCCCGTGCGCTCGAGCGCCATCTTGATTGTCAGTGATAAGCCCTCCTCCACTGAGTTGTAAGCTATTTTCTTGAATCCGGCAAGTACCTTTGTAAGCATCATGGCAAAGGTTGTTTTTCCATTTTTTGGGGGTCCAAAGATGAACCATGTGCCTGAGGATTCCGGTTTGCCGATGGCTTCCAACCATTCACCTTCCAGATTAAGCGTCTGAAAACGGGCATCGATGACATTCGCAACTGATATTGCCCTCCGCATATCAACGAAGTGTCAGCTCGTTGTAAATACGACGCAGGGATGGAAATTTGTCCTCACCCATGCATCCGCGCAGCACCTTGCCCGTGTTAACGCCTGCCTCGGCGTTGGCCTTAATGATCATCGTTGCGGTAATGATGAGCATCTCGCTTCTTTCAACAGGCTTATCCTCGGCCACGATGCATTGGTAGCGCTTGCCAAAACGGCTAAAGAGCTCCGTAAAACCAATGATCTTATTGTCTATCGAGCGCTGCATGCGCTGTTTGAGTCCATCCGCTCCGACCATATACCAGGCACAGCAACCCCTTGTAGCGTTCCACAGCGACTTGATCTCCAAGAAAGTCTCGTGGCGTACATCACCTACCTCATCAAGGATGATAAGGGGCCGAGTGAGTGTCTTGAGGTAAAAAACCAATTCCGAGTACACGTCGTTATAACGACCCGAGTAGGTCAGGCCGAACTCACGGGCAATGGCGCGAATGAGCAGCTGCTTTGTCTTAGCCTGTGAGCAATCAATATATACAGCGTTGCGGTGTGTGCGTACGTAGCACTCGCAGGCGTACGTCTTTCCAATATCCGACAGATCACAAAACAGGGAGCTGATTCCTTGCTCCTGGCAGTCCTCCAACTGAGCATTGATAAACTGAAAGACCGGCGTTTCGGCTGTCTTCCATACAGGAGCGTTGTCGATACTGATGGCCATGCGTCTAGCTAAGCCTATCCACTTCTGATCACTTAGGATCTTGTCCAGCTCACCGTTCTTGATGCGATTGTACTGAGCAGCGTTGATGTCAAGGCTGATGGCAAAACGTGCATCGCTGCCGTCGAAATTCCTTCGAGCGTCCGCTAGTGCTGTTACAATACGCTGTTTAATGTCCGTTGAAATCATGTTTAAACGATTTTTTAAGTTTTACAATCCGGCTCTACCTGCAGAGCGCCAGTCACGAGAATTAACTATTTCTTCCTCTTCCAACACCTCGACAAGTTCCTTTGTCTGCCTGTCATCACTGGGGGCATCAAGCACGCGCTGCATGATCTGTGAGGTGGATGCCTCCATGATGCCGATGCGCGGTATGTCAACCCTTTGTTCCTTCATAAAGGCATCGAACTTTGAAAGGCGCTTGTTTTGGTGAAGCATATTCAGGTCATCAATATCCGTACGCTCGATCGCACACTCGTTATAGGCGTACTGTGCCTTATTGACGGCCTCACCAATGTAGGTGTCGCCTTGGTATAGATAGACGTTGCTGATGGTGCCGTCTTCATCGGGTAGCCAGTATGCTGTCACGTCCCAATTGTTTGGCTTGAGCCTTTTAAGGTTTCCGAAATGCTGCAGCTCGAACTTATCGCCCTGAACGGGACAATAGTCGTTGTTGTAGATCATTGTCTTGGTCTTGTTACCGATCCATCGGTATAGCCTCCATTTTTCGATCGGTGACAGAGTTGGGTTGACCTGTGATAGCAGCACCTGGCGGCGCGTCATACCCGGGTACCTCTTCTGTAGCGGGTGCAGGCTGTTATTGTGTGTGTCAATATCCGAAAGGTCATCTCCGATGATGGCCTGTGGTTGGTATGTCGGCTCAATGAAGTCTCCGGACTCTTTGTTACGAACGGCCCTGTAGGCTTCGTGACGAGCATACCAACGACCGCGTGTGTGACCGGCATCTTTAGCCGCACCATACTTGAGCGACCTAATAGCGTGCTCGGCGCGTTTCTCTGTTGGTGACTCGCAAAAACGTACAAAAGGGAAAGCATCACCAAGCCATTTGATGTCTTTCATGAGGTGGTGCTCAACCTCGAGTTCACCAGGCATTGGAAGATCTAACAGGGATAGTTCACAGAACATGTTCTGGAAGGACTCCATGACTGTATCAAGGGTGGGCTTGCCAACGATGTACGCCGGGCGGAACCAGTAACCGGATACAACATCCACGGCCATGTACTTAAAGACCCACCCACGGACGCTCTGACGGCTCATAGCCACGTCATCCATGGATATCTTGGAAAGTGAATACATACCCACCTTGCGATCGTGCTTGGGACGCAGGCGGTTGACATAGTCAAAGTTGCCATTCCTGTCCGAGAATGTGGCTGTCTGATTGACAACGCTCTTTAAGTAACTCCATACGGTTGCCTGTGATACCTCTAAGGCGCGACCCTTATAACGGAAATCATCGGGACGGAAGACCTCACCCGTGCTCTTGTCAAACATCTCTTTGTCGCCGGCAACAAACTCAAGGTAGAGTTCATGCACGCGGGTACCGAAAGGCTTATCGTTTTGGCGCCACAAAGCCAGGAAGAGTTTTTCCATATCGCTAGACACTTTGCGTGCCCTGTCATTGCCGCGGCCTTTGTGCATCACCGAGGCATTTCCATCCTTGAGATATAGGTCATAGGCGCGCTTGAACGATCGGTCATTAGCAAAAGGTTTGAAGTTCATCTTTTCGGATTTTTCTAGCTGCCACTCGGTGGCCAGCTTCCAGAAATCGCCCATATTAATGCGTTGGTTGTTACAGGAGCGAGCCTGACGTTGACTGGATAACCCGCGACGGATGGCCTCAAAGACACGTACACGGTTAGTGTACTCCTCTACCTTCTCGAAAGTCTGAGTGTCACCCTCCGGCATGTGGGATAGGAACCAGGCGCGAGCCTTCTCGTCTTCCTCAATAGAAAAAATGGATTTAGGGCCTTCCTTGCTGATGGATCCAAAGGCATCCTCGATGACGCGCAGCCTATCCGGGCGCTTGACGCTGTCAAGATAGATGGTCGTTCCTCCGTTGATGCTGCGAAGAGCAATCTGGAGAAGACCACCCTTGGAATCTTTTTTAAATTGGTCCATCGACAGGCCGGCAGTGAGCCAGTCATTGACGGTGAGAACCAACCTATTTCCAATCATCTTGTACATATCGTAAACTTTATATCTTTGCAAAAACCTTAAATACTTATTACGATGGACGATTTGTATTACTACCAGAGAATGAATGAGGTTGATCAGCTGACAAGACTATCCTTTGAGAAACAAGCGCAGTTTTTTCAACATGCTCTACTTGTATCTTCAGGAGTTCTTGGAATTCTAGTTCCCCTGCGCGCGAACAGCTCAGACGACCTATATATTCGCTTGGTATTTCTTCTGACAGTTCTACTTCTTGGACTTGGTATCCTAACCTGCTCAATAGTAGTTCATACATTTTCAGTTCTGATAGAGCGTGTACGTCTATTGTACATTGACGAAGTTCAAAAAGCGCTAAAGGAGGATCGCAGGGTTCAGCCTTGCTTTTCGAAGCAAACAAAGACTGAAAAATTCCTCGAAAAAATAACGAAGTGCGTTTTGTTACTGGCGATGCTTTCATTGATATCATACAGCGTGCTTGTTTGTCTTTAATTTTATCTGTGGAGTGTGAAGGAATCGAACCTCCGACCTCGGCCAGGTTGTTACCCTGTATTACCGCGCTCTGTCCACTGAGCTAACACCTCGGTTAAGTCATCCGGGGAGTGGGCCGGATGACTTGTTGCGGTGACTATTAACCAATACTCTTTTTGTCGCCGCGTTTTAAATTATCAGTGAGAGCCAAAGCCAAAAGCAATATGCATGGAGAGAGTACCATGTAATCATATCTTACACCGGTGGTGTGCAACATTAATCGTAATGCCGGGAAAAGAGACATGAGTGAAATAATCAAGGCAACAAAACCAAGGATGGCAAAAAAAATGCCGAACACCATATCTGTGCCCGAAACAGATTTTGAATTTTTCATAAAATTTTTTGTTTTGGTTTTACATCAACTTCGGAGCCTCCGCGTTCGATGGCCGCCTTGCGTATACGCTTGGCCAAATCGGAGTTTGAGTCAAATTTTAATGCGTTGCTCACACAGCGTGGTGTAACTACGAACAAAACAGACAACTCTTTCCGTTCACCATGCCTAACAAGTACTTCGCTCATATTTTCGTATATTTGGAGCCGTTCCGATATTGGAACATGCTGCAAAAGTGCGATTATAATCGCACCAAAACAAATAATTACGATGATAATCGCAACCACAAAGAAAAGAATTTTGCAATTTGTTGAATATAAGCAAATTACAAAGCAAGAATTTTTTAGAATAACGGGGTTGAGTAGGGGTCTTTTGGACGCTGATAAGCTAAATCAGTCCATAGAAGATGGAAAAGTGGCGACTATAATCGCATCTTTCCCTGAATTATCGCTGGAGTGGCTTATAACCGGTAAGGGTGAGATGATTCGTGACGTTGATTCTGGTCAACGAATAAAAGAACCGCCTCCACCATTGATACAAAAACAAAAGGGTATACCACTTATTCCAACAAAAGCAGAATCCGGTGTCTTTAATTGCGATATTCAAATAAATGAATACGAGTGCGAGTTTTTTGATGTGCCGACATTTAAGGGCGCCGACTTCTTAATAACGGTAAGGGGTGATTCAATGGTGCCAAATTACAAACCGGGTGATATCGTTGCATGTAAGAAGATAGAAATTGGTACATACATACAGTGGAATCGCGTGTATGTAATAGACACAGATCAAGGACCAATCATTAAAAGGATTAAACCGGCACAATCCAAGGACATTCTCCTTATAATATCGGACAATGTGGACTTTTCACCTTTTGATCTACCAGTCGATAAAATTCGCCATCTGGCGCTCGTTTTGGGTTCAATAAGGCCTGAATAA